GCGCTGAGCCCGTACCGGAGGACGATCTAGTGGCCGCCCGTCAGGTCCGGGCCGCCATCCGGGACTACATCGCCCCCACCGCCGGAGTCACCCGGGCTTTCAAGGACGAGCCCCGGTTCGCCGGAGAGGAACAGTGGTACACCGCGGACGGCGCCCACGGAACCGTCGTCTACGTCCACATTGACGACGAGCGGGAGACCCGCCTCACCGTCACCGGCTCCCCGGCCGTAGGGAAGCAGATCGAGTATGACATCTCCATCGTCATCCTGTATGAGTACGTCATCCCGGACGATGAGGCGGACCCGGCGGACTGGGTTGACGGGCTGGATGACCTCATCGGCGCCCTCAAGGCCCGCCTCCGCGCGGACCCCACCATGGGGACCGGGACCGGCGGCGTCATCTGGCAGGCCGCACAAGAGGACGGCGCCCTCCACATCGCCCGGGACCTGCCCAAGCTGGCCTCCGGCGTCGTCCGCTCGTGGAACGTCCTCCAGTTCAAGGCGTCCGAAATGCTGACCGGCTAGTGGCGAACCTCCGGCGCCTCGGGGTCCATTCCCGGTTCGCCATCCGCCTCCGCGTCCACCCCCGGACCTCCCGGCATCACAAGGTCAGCGTCCGCCACCACACGTACCGGCGCTACTCCGGCGTCGGCGGCGGCGCCATGAACTTCCACTCCGCGAAGGCGAGGGCCAAGAACCACGCCCGGCTCTCCGCGAAGGCGAAGGCGAAGGCCGCGGCCCGGACGGCCCTGCTACGGTCCCCGGCCCACCGGACGCTCCTCCGCCAGCAGGCGAGGGCCGCCGCGCTCCAAAAGGCCAACACCCGGACCGCCCAGCTACGGGCCAAGGGGGCCTCAAAAAAGCCCCCCCGTGCCACATCGCCCAAGCGTGCTAAAACGCGCCCGACCGGGGCGCCGATCAGTGCGGCCAACTATCTGAACATGTTCTAACGAAAGGGCCCCGGCCATGCCGAAATACACCTACAGCGGGGAAGCGGAGCGCATCCTCACCGACCTGATTCAGGGCGTCAACGCCCAGCACTTCCCGGCGGACGGCTCCCCGTCCCCACTCGTGGACGGACAGACCATCGTCGTCAACACCGGGGACTCCGTCGACACGGGGGACCTGCTTTACCCGGCCTTCCAGTTGGAGGACGTCGCCACCGGCGCCGTGTCCGTCACGCCGGATGAGGCGCCGGAACTGGCCGTCATCCCGGAGCCCGCCCCGGCCCCGGAGCCCGCGCCCGCGCCGGAGCCCGCCCCGGCTCCCGTGGACGCACCCGCCCCGGACGCCGCCCCGGTGTCTGAGGACCCCGCCCCCGCCCCCACGTTCTAAGGAGCTCCTGAACCATGACTTTCACCCTCACCCCCGGCAATCTCCAGTGGCTCGGCCTCGCCAAGGAAACCACGTCCGGCACGCCCGTAGCGGCCCCCACCGTGTGGATTCCCGTGGAATCCCCCAAGTGGGGCGCGAACATCACCGCCCTTGTCGATCAGGCCCTCCGCGGCTTCATGGGCACGGACTTCGAACAGTCTCAGGGCGCCCGTAATGATGAGGTGGCCTACAAGACGTACCTCTACCCGGGCTCGGCGTTCACGCACTTCCGCGCCATCCTCGGCGGCACGGACACCGTGACCGGCGCCTCGGACCCGTACACCCACAAGGTGTCTGTCCTGAACACCGTGGCACTGACGACCTACACCCTGTTCCTCGCCATGGGCGACGGAAAGGTCATGCAGGTCCCCGGCTGTGTCCTCGGAGACCTCAAGATGAGCGTCAAGGCCAACGAGCTCCCCTCGCTGGACGTCTCGTGGACCGGCCTGTCCGCGGCCATCATCACGGCGCCGACGAACACGCCGGACACCAACCCGCCCATGCCCCCGTACACGGCCGCCATCACCATCGCGGGCGCGAACCTTGGCAAGTACACGGACATGTCTCTGGACCTCAAGCGCTCCGTCGCCCCGGTCATGACACTGAACGGCAACGCGAACCCGTCCAGCATCTACTGTGGCGTCCTGACCGTCACCGGCTCCATCAACGGCGTCTTTCAGGGCACCACGGACACGGACCTGACGAACTACCTGACGAACGGCCAGCCCGCGCTCTCCTTCGTCATCAACCCGCAGGGAGACGCGGTCCACACCCTGACCGTCCAGTGCTCCCAGATCGCCTACGACAAGACGGACGTCCAGCCCTCCGGCAACTCCTACATGACCGTAGCGAACACGTTCAAGGCGCTCATGAACCCCACGGACGCCACGGACGGCAAGCAGTCCCCGGTACAGGTCCAGCTCAAGAACACGGCCGCGACCGCCCTGTAGTAACCCGCCCGCGCTACAACCTCCGGGTTGTAGCGCGGGCGTACCACAACCCCCCACCCAAAAAACAGGAGTATCCCCCTCATGTCCTCAACTGTCAGCATCCCCGGCGGTTCCGCCGAACTGTTCAGCAAGTCCGAACTCACCCCGCGGCGCCGCCGCCCGCTGGAAAAGCTGGACGTCCAGATCAGCCCGCTCCTGACAAGGATCAGGGTCGCCCGCACGGTCACCCTGACGGACGGCTCCACGGAGTCCACGCCCGGCCTGCCCGGCCCGGACCTCGAGCTCACGGACCGGGACGCGGACCTCCTGACGAAGTATCAGGACGCGAAGGTCTGGGCGCGGCTCAAGTCGTGGACTCTGGAGGCCCCCCTCCCGGCGTCCCCGGATGCCTTGCTGGACGTCCCCGGGGAGGTCTATGACGCCCTCGCGGTCGCCGTCGCCGGGCTGGAAACGGAGGACGCCGCGGCGGTCAACCCGTTCGTGCCGTCTGAGGCCACGCTGGAGAACCCGGAGTCCCCTACTGGGGCCTCCGCCGTCTAGGCGACCTGCTACGAGGCCTACCCGTTAGTGAGGGTGCCATCCCGGCGGAAACGCTGGACAGGTACTCCGAATACCGCTACCGGCGGTTGTTCCACATCAGCCACGAGGAATACCTTGACACGCCCGTCGAGGACATTGAGTGGATGCTCCAGCTAGAGGGAATCGAGACCGCGGCGCGGCGGGCACCAGCCCCCGCGCCGCAGGCCCCGCCCCCTCCGCCCGTACCAAAGATTGGATGAGGGATGGCGGCGATATGGTCCGGTATCAGGGAAACAGTCGCCGCCCTCCACGCCCTCAATGAGCGGGTAGACGCCGCCAGCCGGGTCGCCACCGTGCAAGTCGGGGCGGAGGTGGAGAAGGCCGCCAAGGGCAACTTTGAGGGCGCCCACCGGCGGAATGAGCCGCGCGTCCCGAACTCCTCCAATAAGCCCAACATCGTCACCGGCACCCTCCGCCGGTCCATCCGTTCCACCGGCGTCGTCAAGCTCGCCGGGGGCTGGACGACGACGGTGGGGCCCACCGCGGTCTACGGCCGCCGGGTGGAGCTGGGATTCTCTGGCCGGGACTCCCTCGGCCGCCAGTACAACCAGCCCGCCTACCCGTACTTTGGGCCCGGCGTGAAAGAGGTCCGCCTCCGGGTGGGCGAAATCAGCACCCGGAATTGGGCGGTCGCCATCGGCGGCTGACCCCCTATAACTTCACACGAGAGGCGGCTCCGCCGTGGCCTTCCTGCCCCCTGTCATCATGGAGATTCGGGCTCAGGCCGCCCAGTTCTTCGCCACCGTCGACAAGGTCGCCACCGCCACTCAGGGCATGGCTGACGAGACCGTGGCCGCCGCGGACGGGATGGCCACCAAGGCCACCGCCAGCGCGGACCGGATGGGCGCCGCCGTGGCCGCTTCCGCGGAAGCCATGGCCGCCCGGACGTCCGCGGAGACGGAGGGCATGGCCGCCCGCGTCACCGCGGAAATCGAGACCATGGCCACGGACGGCGCGGCCGGGGCTGAGGGCATGGCCACCAAGGTCACGGCCAGCATCGAGGAAATGGCCGCCGCCGTCTACCACGGCATGACGGAGATGACCGCCCAGACCTCCGCCGCCATGGCTGAACAGTCCGCCTCCGTCGTCCGGGCACAAGAGGCCAACACGGTCGCCGTGACCAAGGCCGCGGACATCATCGCCGCCGCGGACGCCCGGGCCGCCGCCGCGGCTGAGGAGACCGCTACGGCGACGAAGGCCGCCGGGCTCCAGATGCAAGCCTCCTTCGAACGGACCGCCGTGTCCGCCGTGTCCTCCATGGGCACCGTGACCAGCGCCTTCGCCGGGGCCGCCCTCAAGCAGGTAGAGGCCGCCAAGGGGGCGGAGGCGAACCTCATGGGCATCGCCAACGGCATCACCAAGGTCGCCGTCGTCGCCGGTCTCGCCATCGCCGGGGTAGGCCTTGACATGGCCGCCCACTTTGAGAAGTCCACCATGCTCCTCGTCACCGCTGGCGGGGAATCCATGGACGCCCTCGACAGAATCCGGGAAGGCATCCTCAAAATCTCCACGGAGACCGGCACGTCCGCGGAGCAAATGTCCGAAGGCATGTACGTCATGGAGAAGGCGGGCTTCCGGGGCGCCGCCGGTCTCGCCGCCCTCAAGGCCTCCGCTCAGGGCGCCAAGGACGAGAACGTCAGTCTCGCCATCATGTCTCAGGCCGTCACGGACGTCCTGTTGGACTACGGCTACAAAATGGACACCGCCGCGCACGCGACGGACTCCTCTGTCCGGGTCACTAACATGCTGGTCGCCGCCTCCGGCGCGGCAAAGACCACCATGGAGGACTTCGCTAACTCCATGGCCGCCGTGGTCCCCATCG